GGATTGTTCCATCTCACGTTGCATATCTTCTTTATATGCTGCAAACATTCTAGACACGTGTGCTACGGTACACTTCATATCTTCTGATACTTCTGCCTGTGTTATTCTTTCCTGTGCTAAATCTCTGGCATATCCTAGTTCTATAAATTTTTCATAAAGAGGTCCACGCCTAGGACTTGTTCTGCCGTCTTTGTCCTTAGAGAATGTAGGGGATTTATTTATTTCTTTTTTTTCTACTACGTATTCTTTGCCAAGTTCTTTAGCTCTCTGCACACGCTTGTCCCTGTTCCACTTACATTGTTTGGAGCAATACTTTCTCTGTCCTTTTGGCAGGGGGTTATCGCAGTCCGGAAGTTCACATACTATATTTGGCATATTTAATTTTAATACTACAACATCTTGTGTTTATATGCTACAATCGAATTGTAACTTATGTTACTTCACGTTCATAGTTATGCCTCCTTTCGCCAAAGGACCTCTAGAAATAGAGGTTTTTTGGTTTAAGGGGGAAAAAAAATTTTTTTTTATGGTAAGGTAATGTTATGGCATTTAGAAAAGATATATACAATAAATTAGATAAAGAAGACAAACTAAATTATGGAGTATCTGCTGATACACAACCAAGTATACGTACTAGAAAAAAACCTAGTGAAGATATAAATAGTTCTGAATCATCTACACCTACATGGAATTACTCTACTTTATATAAAGCTAAGAAAAAAGGCGCTAAGTAATTTCACTTAATTCTCTAATCTGCTACAGTAAGTAGATACAAATATTATTTATCTAGTAAAAGGAACAGGTAAAGACGGGACCGGGACTCGAAAAGCTAAGGACACGTGGGAGTGTAAACTAGAAAGGCAAACTTAGTACCCAAGACCTTTAAACAATAAATAATCAAACTTCCTTTTTTATATGCCCGCTCACGCCCAAACCCATTCAACACGAGAAGGTAGGACAAGGACTATAGCGTTAGTTCCTTTTACTCTCTTTCCCAACTTAACTGTTGTAGTCCTTATCCTCCCTTTTTAAAAGAAAGGATTTACCAATAATATCTAGAGGTATAACGTTACATAAGAAGTGCCACCCTACATTAAACCCCGACTTTACCTGCCCGTGATATACGTGCGGTGAAAGGTTTGCAGGTTTTTCGTATTATGATTTGTTTTACAGTATTTGTTATCTTCATTGTGTAGTGTTGTCTGCATTTGTCCTTATTTGAAATACACCCCCCCTCTGTTGATATTGTTTGTCTTGTATTGTCTTATGTTTGTGTTCCCTTGTCGTGTATCGTTGCAAAGTGTATCGAACATTGATATGTTATCGTTTTGTGTTCAACTTCGTTGATTGGATATATAGATTGCGTGAATGATAGCATAATTTCTAACTTGTCAAGTTCCCTGTATCCTCCCTAAAGGGCACCCCCCATCTCACTATGACAACCCCATAAATCATGCTTATGTTCGCAATTGTTATAGTTAGTTTATAGGTAACTAGCGTGTTTAGAAAGGTTGTGTTTATGCCTAAAGATAAACCAATCGCAGAGGGTAAAGGTAAACGTAGTAGTGACTATGGTGCTTTTAAATCTGCACAACGTATCGCAGGAACTTCACTTTATGTGTTCTTCCTCAAATCTGCAAATGTAACTAAAGCTAATCCTCAAGGATTACGTAGATACACTGCATTTCTCTTAGATAGTACAGATACTACAGGTACTATTAAGAAATTCACTCAATTTCAAGCACTTGACAATGTCACAAAGTGTTTTGACTTAATTGAGTTGTTATCATCTAAGGACGTTACCATGAACAAAAATGGTACAGTTCCTAAAGCCCTACTCAACATAGTTGGTAAATCTTCTATGATGAGTGAGTTTCTAGATGGGTAACGTTTCATACGTTGTAACAATAAGGGGTGGCTTACACAAGTCATCCCTTTTGTTTCGTAAAGATTTCGTAATTGATTGTGATGATGAGAAACTTGCCGAATTATTAGCAGTTTCAAAATTCTATGAGTATTCGATAAGTAATCCAATACGTAAAATGTTACTACGTAAAGCAAAAATTCATAGTGTTACAACACACTAAGATTAGGGGGGGTGTATCCCCCTCTTTTCTTTTATATCGTGTCTAGTTAGCTAAAAAAACAAAACACCTACGTAAAGTCCAGACATTACACGAAGTACCATGCACGCCCACGACTCAGTAGTAATTAATAATATCGCTATAACTTAACTGAAAAAACACCACTATGATTTGGAGAGAGTAGATTGAAAGTTCTACCAATTTTCTTTTTCTATATACAGAAAGCGAGGTAATAACATATGGGTGTAGAAGATGTAGATACAGGTAAGCATAAAATCATTTGTGATATGTGCAGACTAGATGAGATGTATAAGTTGTATATGCATAGTAATGTCAAGTCACACATACACTACTGCATGGAATGTAGAACATGTGGTTATAGAGCAATTAAGAAACTTAGTGCGAAAAGAGGACTATGAATTTCTATCGCTTTAATTTAATTAGCTGAAAAAACACTACTATGATTTTGAAGTAGTAGCTTTGGGGTAGCTCAAAAGATTTTTTTATATTTCTTTTTAGCATATTGTGTTAGTTATTCATAGTAAGAGAGGAGAGTATATGGGTAAGAATTACAAGACAAGTAATAAACCTTACATGGGAATGAGAGGTATGAGTTTTGATAATCCACTTGCAGTTAAGGACTATCAAGCGTATCCCAAATCATGTAAGTTTTGTCAATCCAATACACGTAGCAGAGATTACATATGTTATCAATGCAAACGTGATGGACTTGACAACATGAGTGAGAAAGCTGAGGTACTAGCGAATGAGAAAGGTTACACATTCGATAGTCCTTCAGGTCGTATGATTGATACAGATGAGATGCTAGAACGTTTCCACAAAGGTTGGATTGAATTGGGTGATGGCTCACGAGTTGAGGTTACACAAACAGCAAGAGAACTGTATAACTCACAAGAGATGAGAGAGCGTAAGCGTAGGCAATACATCTTAAGAGAGTTAATGAATGCGAAATACTGTAAGAGGATAAATGGTTGCAAGTTCAAGCCATTTACAGGAAGCGAGTGCAAGTGTTTCGGAGATGAGGAAGAAGCGTAATGGAAGAAGAACAACTCAGATGTGATTGTAGAAAATCTAAGGTAGATATTGATGCAGGTATCTTGATATGTATGTCATGTCTAGAAGATGTAATCAACAACAGGTTAATGAAAGAACGTAAGTTCAATGACCATAATCACACTTATGGATAAACGATAGTGGCTAGGTGCTACACTCTAACAAGCATAAAATATTTCGTAGCACCACCCACTATGCAACGCTGAGTGCAACTCTCTCACTCAGCAAAGTGCTATCTATTTCCTTATTGGTAGGTAGCACGATAGGTGATACAACATAAAGTAAAAGTAAAAGTGCATTTGTACGTGCCAACGTATTGCCTATCGTGATACCTATAAATAACGCAAACACATAGCTATCTACAAGTAAGGTTAGGTTCTACACAACCCTGTTCAATCCTAACAACTGAACGTAGGTAGCTTGTAGCACATACGCTTTCTGCAGAAAGTAAAAAACAGTAACTCTATGAGCCAATGTGTGTGTTACAAGCTATCTATGAAAACAAACTGCGAGTATTTCCTGCTTAGTTGCAAATGAGTAGGAAGTTGTACTGAAGGTATAACAAGTACTGACGGCATCTTGTTTAAATGAGTAGGTAGCTTGTAGCGTATGGGATTTGGTGTTCATTCATGCACCCCCCTTTGCCTGTACGCTACAAGCTGTCTATACGAAAGGAGAGTTATGGCAGAAACACAAGAAGAAAAACAAACACCCGACATAATATCGTACATTCATTGTCGTGATTGTATGACAGATTGGGCAGAGTTGAAAGATGCAGGTACAGGTATGTCACCTGCTGAGTTTCAAGACAACGAAGTAGGATTTACACCTACAGGTGTGCAAGTGTGGTGCAGAAGACACGACAAGAACGTAATTAGTTTTGACTTGTCTAAGGTAGATGTATCAAACCCTACAGGTAAAGTAATATCACAAGCCATGAAAGGAGATTGTGAGTGCTGTGAGTGAGATATACGAATTTGTAAAGCATGATGTAAAGAGTGATGAGAACGACTTGGTAGTTGATTTCCACTTTACACCTGAAACAACACAACAAGAAGCTGTTGAGATTGTAGATAAGTTGGTACAACTAGCTGACAATAACGAGAAGTTTGACAAGCTAACAGGACACAAGCCAACGTTATATGCAGTATCTCAATTTAGAGAGGACTTAACAGATGAATGAAGCATGGTTAGTTATACCTAACCCAATCAAACACAGACAAGTTGCAAGAGTAGAAGCACACATGTACTACGAACAAAACAAGAAACAAGCACAGGAGATGGGCTTTGAGTTCATATCACAGTTAGTTGATAGTGACATACCTGATGACTTGTGGATATGTGATTGGGCTTGTAACAACAGTATTGATGCAACACAACCAATCAATCTTAGTTGTACGATTGATGACTTGGAAAGTATCAAGAAGGAAGCAGATGCAGGGCAACCTATCTCAGGTGGGTACGCTTTGTGTGGTAAATGTTTCCAAGAAATGAAAAGCAAGTATCCCGAATACTTCAAACGCAAAGTAATTTGTGGTTGTTGTAGAACGGAACAGAGTAAAGAAAGCGAGGTTATGTTATGAGTAATCGTAACAGAAACAACAGTAACAATAATGGTGTTCTCAATGAGGAGAGTGCTCAAACACGTAAGATAAAGAACTATCAAGCGTTCATAACTATTGCGTATAAGGAACCACCTATACAAGAAGTGAATGTACGTGCTAGGTCTATAACCGAAGCAACAGCAAAAGCATTGGAACTAGGTAAGCAGTTCATACAAGCAGACATTGTTAATGCTCAACAAGAGATAATGTTTCAACTTGTAGAGAGATACAAAGAAACAAATGAGCTTGACAAGGAAACGTTATTAGAGTTTGCTAAGGCACAACCAAATCAAGATGACTTTGACATCAATGGTATAGTCGTAGCAGAAAAAGAAGCAGTTACAATTCATGCACACGCAGAAGATGAACTAGCAAACAAAATGCATGAAGACATACAATCGTTCTTACGAGAAGTAGATGATACAAAGAAGGAGGAAGAATGACACAGATAGGTGATTTGATAGGTAATCAACTCAATGATATGAATTACATACCTGAGGTTGAGCCAAAAGATTACATGGTCATAGTGGGTTTTGATAACTCACTCACAAGTAAGATATTCAAGGACAGCTTGAAAGACATGAAACAAGAAATGGTAGATGAGAAATTGTTACCGAATGCTGATGTAGTTGATGACAAGTTCATAGAGAAAATGGCTACCGACTTCAGTAGCATGACATTCAAAGTGAATGCTAGTTCTACACAAGAAGCAATCTCACGTGTGATGAACACAATGAGTTACGCTATGTATATGGACGGCATCACTAAAGGTCTTAAGTTGTTTCACAAAGTAGCACAAGATGTGTTTAGTGGTAATGCACCTGATAACATACAAAAACAATTCGAAGGTATGTTAGATGATGACAAGATAGAACACATAACAAAGATGATGATGCTAACTAACTTAAGTATGTTCAAAGACTTAGTAGATAGTAGCAACAAGACAGCAGATGATGTTGTATCAATGGGAATGCCAAGCGTAACAAGTATCATGTGCGTAGAGGAAGGCAAAGAAATGTCTATGTTCAAGATGCCTTCAAGTGAAATGGACAGAGTAGCTAACGCAGTTAATCAAGTGTTAGACAAACTAGATGAGGAGGAATAACGTGGCTAGTAAAAACATAGTCAAGAAGTTCAGGGGTAGAAAAGTTCCTGAATACATTACAAGTAAATCTCAACTAATCGCATGGGCATTGTTGATTAGTCGTAAGCAGAACAGACCTATCACAAATGGTGAGTTTGTATATGACTTACGTTGCATTCGTTATGGTGGTGTGATACACGACTTACGTAAGAAAGGTTGGAGTATCGATACTACTAACGAAGGTAACGGGAAATACACATTCAAGTTGGTTAAACAACCTGTGGCTTTAGGTCATAGTCTTGCATACCAACTTATTATCGGAAAGGAAGGACAGAATGTCTGAGTTTGATGACATCTTCATAGAAGGTGAGGACTTGACAATGGTAGATACAAAACAAATCGCCATTACAATTGATGTACTTAAGGTACTTAACGATGCTGCGAAAGACAATGGCTACAACCAACAACTTGTAGATAAGTTTTTCGAAGATGTAGATAAACGCTTCCCTGCGTATCTCAAAATGTATATGAAACATGCACACAAAGAAGGTGTGCCATGCGAAGTACATATGAGAACTATATGGGAATGCGTATTGCTAGACCAATCAGATGCGAAAGGTGAAAAGGTTAAGACAATTAATGTCAAAGTGGATATCCCACTAGAGATGTTCGAGAGCTTACCTAACACACCTGTTGCATATGCACTAGCAACTAACTATGCAAGTATGGATTTGGAAGAAGTAACCAAAGACATGCTAGAACAAATCAACTCTTACCTCAAGAACGAGGAAGAATAAACAAAACAAGAAAGCGAGGATAACATGAGCGAGAGCAACTGTTGGACACTAGCCGAACAAGTTATCGGCAATTCAGACAGAGTGTTACTCTATGGCGTACCTGGTACAGGTAAGTCATACCAAGCAACACTCTACAACCTAGAAGAAAAACAAGAAGTAGTATCTACTACTCTTACAGAGGACGGAAGTGCTATGGAACTCAGAGGACATTTCATACCAAATGAAGATGGAAGTATGTCATGGTTACATGGTACAGCAATAAACGCATGGTTGAAAGGTGCTAGATTTGTGGTTAATGAGATTGACCATGCCTCTAGTGATGTGCTTACGTTTCTCTATTCCATACTAGATGACAAGCAGTTCGCAGGTATGACATTACCTAACAGAGAACAAACCTTTGTCAAACCTAGTAAGGGTTTCAACGTAGTAGCAACTATGAATGGTAGTCCTGATAGCTTACCTGAAGCGTTAGCTGATAGGTTTCCTGTCAAGATAAACATAGACAAGATACACCCAAGTGCATTGAAAAAGATACCTAAGAAGTATCGCAAAGCGTGTGAAAGTATGTCATTGATACAAGATAGTGCAAGGCGTACAAGCATACGTGCATGGGCAGAGTTCAATAGATTGTCTAAATTCATGACAGAAGAAGATAGTGCAAAGGTTGTGTTTCAAAGCAGATACAGAGATGTACTAGACACTATTGAGAATACACAAGCACAAGATGATGAGTAAGAACGATAGACAAGTTCAACTCACAGGTATGTTGTATCCTGAGATACTTGATAACAAAGAGTATCAGGTATCTCTAGGAGAACAGAATGCACACATAGACAGAGATAACTTTACTGCGACTACGTTAGTAGATGGTTTCTGTGAGTGTGAGTTGAAAACAACACAAGAACTTGTTGAGTTTAAGAAACCTTATGAAGTCAAGTTAAGCAAAGTCTTAGACACAAACATCACATTTGGTAGTTGGTCACACAAGACAAGTGACAAGCCAATTAACCATGCTAGTAATGTACGTAAGCAAGTAATGTATCGTGAGATGTTTAAGCTACCACCTTTTCAAGGTGTGAAAGTCAAGAAAGAATATCTTAACAGAGCTTACAATTTGCACAGACATTACAGAGCTTCATGGAACATACATAACAAAGAACGTAAGAAAGAACATGACAAGCAACAGGAAAATGCACGTTACAAGTGGAAATACCAATCAAGAGGTAGAGTTTCACAAGAAGTAAAGCATACAGAGTTGATTTGTTATGACATAATTCACCAATCTGTAATCTCATGGTTACAAATGGAGGATACACCTGTGCAACAAATGGGGCAGTTACTATCTGTTGCACACATATCAGATGCACATAACGCAAAATCATTTGTCAATGCTTTGATAAGTGTATTGAATTGGTGTAGTGATGATGAGCATGATACAACAGAAGCGTTTGTAAATGCAGAGATGCAACTTGCTTTGAAAGTGTTACATAAATCCATAACAGGTAGATGGACAAAGTTAGAAGCAAAAACGTTCGTTGATTTGATGCGTACTGATGCAGTTAAGTATTCTATTGATTACGATAACTCTTTATCATTTGCATACGAAATTGTTGAAACATTCACTAAAGGGTTTGTCAAACTTACTTACACAGAGTTGTTAAGAAGATTGTTAAACTTGATGCAAGTTCTTGATACCATAACAAACTATCAAGAAGAATGTCTGCCTTGGAATGTAGTAGGTATAACTACTCTAAAACGAGGATACAATAAACCAATCAAACGCTTAGGTGCTTTGTATCAATCATTGTGCGAAGGTAACTTTAGCAAGTATGGTAAGTTGCAACCAAAATCATTGCAACAAGCCAAAGTGCAACAAGCTATGACACCACAGTATTACCAATCTAAAGGTGTTTCTGACCAAATATCTGATGCAGTTAATGAGCTTATGAAAGGCGACAAAAAAATTAACGAGCGAGCAGGTAGGCACAGGTGGGCTAACGTATCTTTCTTGCAAGGTAAGTTGGATAAAGACTTAGCAGGTAAGTTGAAAGTACGTAAGCAACGACCAAGTGATGTAGGTGCAGTACCACGTTACATAAACAGATGGGTTACAGACAAGCAAGTGTTTGCTAGAAAACGTACAACTATCAAAGGTGGTACAGTAGCCATAGATTGTAGTGGTAGTATGTCTTTCAATGCTAGTGACATAGAGGAGATTGTTAATCAACTACCTGCTTCACACATTGTAGGTTATTCAGGCAAAGGTCAAGGCAAAAAAGATGACAGACCTGAAGGCGTCATAGAAACATTTGCTAAAAATCAAAGAGCAATAACTAGCTATGACAATACTTACATATGTGAGAATGACTACTATCAAAACTATGTAGATGTACCTGCAATCATGTGGTTGTCAAGACAACCTAAACCAAGAATGTTAGTATCTGACATGGAAGTAGTTGCATACGCAGTAAGACCTGATGGTACAGATAGTCATACATATGTGCATAACAAAGAACTCAGAATGTATTGTGAGGAATTGTGCAGAAAGCATGACATCATAATCTTGAAAGATGTAGATGAGGCAAAAGAATTTGCTAAGTCATTAGGCAAGAGATAGTCTAATCAAGTAACTAGACTTTCTCGCTTGTCTAGTTACCAAAGAAGGTGTGGTATCGGGCAACCGATACTGCACCTTTTTTTTGGTTTCTTTCGCGTTACGTTTTTTATTTAACTTCTATCGCGTAACGATAAGTTTTTTATTTTTTTTTTAATCGCCCTCGTGTGCGATATCCTGCTATCATGAAGACATGGAAGACAATGAACTAAATGAACTAATCAAGAGTGCGACTGTTGGAAACCTTAATTCCTCTTTCACATCTAAGTTAGATGAGAATGGAAAGAAATTTATTCTGATGTTAGAGGAACAAATACACGAAGGTAAAGATGTTTCGCCCTCTGTTGTAGCAAGAATACTGAACGAGAGGTTTGGTGTGCGAGTAGATGAAAGTACGATAAGTAAATGGAAAAACCGAGTAAAGCAGAATTTGCAGACTTAATCGCAGAAGCAACTAGCGACAAAGTTGATGAACTAAAGAAGGTCATAGAGCGACAACGCAAACAAATAGACCGATTGAAAGATAAGAAACTTGATTTGATTGAAGCTATGAACGAAGCTATTGAAAGCAATATTGCTGAATTAGACCTACGCCCTGTGAAACCACCGACCAAGAGCAAAAAGAAAACTAAACACGAGGAGATTTGTGTGCCTTTACTTAGCGATATACAGCTAGCAAAGATTACACCAACCTATTCAACTGAAGTTGCAGAAGAACGTGTGCTTAGATATGCCGATAAGATATGTGATTTAGCAGACATTCAACGTGCAAGTCATAAAGTCAATAAGTGTGTTGTATTAGCATTGGGAGATATAGTGGAAGGTGAATTAATATTTCCCGGACAGGCACATCTAATTGACAGTTCTTTATATGCACAAGTAACAGTTGATGGACCACGTATCTTACATGGTTTCTTTAATAGATTGTTACAACACTTTGATGAAGTAGAGTGTCATTGGGTTATAGGTAATCATGGTGCATTAGGTGGTAGAGGTAGAAAGGATATGCACCCTGAAACTAATGCAGATGCAATGTTAGGTAACATATTAGAAAAGATATTTGACAATGAGCCACGAATAAAGTTTCATATCGCATACAAAAAGAACGAAAGAGCATGGTATTCTGTTGCAGATTTAGGCAAGAAATCTAAGTTCTTTATGTTTCATGGTGACCAAGTGCGTGGATTCGCAGGGTTTCCATGGTATGGATTTGGAAAAAAGATACAAGGGTGGAAGACATTAGCTAGTCAAGGTCTAATGGAAGACTTTGATTACGCAGTAGCAGGACACTTTCATACACCTAATACACAATACATTAATGATATTAGGTTTTGGTGTAATGGTAGTACAGAAAGCTACAACACTTTCGCACAAGAACAGTTAGCAAGTATGGGAAGACCATCACAATACTGCTTGTTTGTTAAACCTGACAAAGGTGTAACAGCAGAATACTTGGTCAATCTTGAATAGACTGCTAACATGGAAGTAGGTAATTTATGCAGATTGTTAATACAATATGTCCAAGTTGTGGTTGGCATCAAGCCTGCCATAAAGGCTATCTCATATGCAAAAATGTATTGTGTAAAAATTTTCACAAAACAAAAATCGTTGATAGTTATACACTTAAAATCACAGCTTAGATACAATACAATTTAGGAAGGAGAGAAATGAAATTCAATTTAAATGACTACGTTATGGTTGAAGACCGCATACGTGAGTTCTATGATAAATTCCCAACAGGTAGAATACAAACAAATCTAGTACAAGCTACAGATAATTTAGAAAGTGTGGTTGTATTTGCATCTATATATAAAGATGAAAGTGCAGTGCAACCCTTAGCTACCGGTTTGGCACAGGAGGAGAAAGGACAGGGTGGCTTTGCTAATGAGTATTCATGGGTAGAGAACGCTGAAACTTCTGCAATCGGTAGAGCCTTAGCCAATGCAGGCTTTCAAAAGAAAGGAGAGCCTAGACCTACACGTGAGGAAATGACTAAGAAAGACAGAGTTACAGGTGGTGATAAGAAAGAGTATGGGGATACGAAAACTAAACCACCTGCACCTGTCAAAGAAGATGTAAAAAAAAACCCCCATTCTAAACAGACAGTGAGCGAACTAAGAGTTACTACTAACATGAAGAACTTAGTCTTTAACATGTGTAGTGAGAACAAAGAGTTTGCTAAGACAACATACGAATCTGCATACAAAAGAGTACTATTAACAGGAGTAGATAAAGATGTTGAGCAATGGGATACAGCTACTCAAGGTAAGTTTCTTGATGAAGCAGAAAAGATTGCTGAGAGATACAAAGACCAAGGCAAAGACATGAAAGAATGGGATAGCAAAACTAGCGTGGAGAAAATAGAATCTGTATTTACAGAAGGTACAGTAGATAAAACAGGAGAAGATATGGCAGACATACCAAGCGGTAAATGGGAGCAAGACCCAATGAGTGATGCACAAGCTAACTTCATGGATACACTTATTAACGAGTGTATTGATGCAGGTGGTAGTGCAGAACAAGTAGCACAAGAAGCAAAGGCATTAGTCAATTCAGGTAATATGACTAAGAAAATTGCTAGTGAATGGATTGATAAATTAAAAGAGGCTAAGTCTTAACTTGTTCTTGATTAATTTTATCCATACTGTAGTTGTAATCATTAACAAATTTTTCAACTAACTTGTCTATGTTACGAATGTTAGGTGGTGTGTTAGTTAGCACACTACCACATTCATCTGACAAATCTAATGCCCACTTCTTTAATCTTTGAGGCGTACTAAATATATTAGTATCTTTTTTTCTTCCCATTCTTACCACCTGTATTCTTTTTTTTCTTATTAGTTTTCATACTCAATACTACCACTTATGCCTACAAGCCCAATAACCTGCAGTAAATTTATCTTTTTTTGCTGAACAATTGTGTCGTGCGTGGAATGCTTTGTTCCTTGCAGTACCTTTAGGACTACCTTTTTTACCTTGTTGTCCAAATCTTACAAGCCTAACTTCACTACCTTTTTTTGCTAGTACCGCGTGCGATTTACTAGCATTAGGCGTAGCCTTAGGTTTGTTGTAACCTGAAAACCTTTCACCTCTGTATGTAACAGACATTACTTACTTATTTTTGGTGCAGCAGGTGCTACTTTCTTTTTAGCAAACTCTTTTACAACTACTAAAGCAGCAGATGCACCTGATAATGCAGCAATCTGTACAGCTGAAGCATCAACGCCAACGAGTGGTGCAACTGTAATAGCACCAACGAAAGCTTCAATGAATGTCCATACTGTTTTTTCTATTAATGTTTTATACTCGTTACTCATTTTATTAAATTTCCTAACTTTAATTTGTTTTCTATCTTATCTATTTTAGCAATAATTGTATCTAATTTCTCCTGTATAAAGTTAGGGTGTATCATATCAGGTGGACTTTGATTGGACACTGTGCTAACAGGTAAGCCTTCTATGATACTTTGTCGCCATGCATCACCCGGACAACTTGTTTGTTTGAATGATGAGTGTGGTCTTAGTTCTCCACCGACTTGTTCGTAGAGCCACTTAACAGATTCAATAGCTTTATCTGAAGGTTTGTCGGTAGCTTTGCTGCCACCAAGCCAACACACAGCAACATAATGCTTGTTATTGTAATTAATTTCTTGCCTACTGTTACCACCTTGTGCTGCACTTCTGTTTCCAAATCCTCTGCCTTCATATATTTGTCCTGTATCTCCTACTAAAAAGTTATATGCTACGTCATTCCAACCTCTGTCTTCTTGATGTAGTCTTTGTATTTTCTTACATTGGTCTATCTCTGATTGATTACCTACAGCTGTAGGGTAAGCAGACCAATGTACTACCAATCCTTTTACTTCACCTAGCTTACTAAACTTAGTCTTGTTAGGTTTAGCACCCCAATCATCTCTACTTATTATTTTCACAGTTATCACTCCCATGTTTACAATCACATAATTGTACGTAAGAACCATCTTCTTTTTGTTTTATCCAACACATAATTATATTCTAGCCGTTTAATTTAAATAGTAGTTCAGTAAAGTTACTTTCTAACATGTCTAACTCACTATTCATTTCTAATACCATAGCATCACAAGCGTTCTGATGTGATTTAATTTCTTCTATTGAGTTGAATACCCAACCAAATGCACTAATTACTATTGTTGCAATTATTGGAATG